GGTCGTTCATACGCACGATTATTTTCTAGCGTGGAGGTTAACTAGGGGTTTACAAGTTTACTATAATAAAATCATTAGGTTTACAAAATTAAATTATGCTTATAACAATGGCAGAGTTAGCAATGTTAAAAAACGTGTCAAGGCAAGCAGTTTCAAAGAAAATTAAGACAGGTAAACTTGACAGTGCAATTGTCAACCACAACGGCAAAAGAATGGTTAACAAAGAAGAAGCGTTTAGATTATGGGATATTCAAGCACTACCAAGTAAGGATACAACTGTTAGAAAGCAATTAAAACAGGAAATTGATGCAAAAACAAGGGATGAAATACCTGCATATGGTGAAAGTAAGGCAAAAAGAGAATATTTTTTAGCTGAATTAGCAAAACTAGACGTTGAAGAGAAGAAAGAACAGCTAGTTAGTGTTGATGAGATAAAAAAAAGCAGTTTTGCAAGGGCAAGAGCTATGAGAGAGGCATTAACTAATCTTGCAGATAGGTTAAGTCATCAATTGGCAGGTGAAGATGATGCAACTGTTATACATAACTTACTTTCTATTGAACATAGAGAAGCATTAGAAAACTTAGCAAAATGAACGCATGGGAAGAAGGGTTTATAGCAGGTCTTAAACCAGAAAAACCATTATCTGTTAGTGAGTGGTCAGATACTTACAGGATCTTGTCTAGTAAAGCTAGTGCAGAACCAGGTAAATGGAGAACAAGTAGAACACCATATCTAAAAGAGCCTATGGATTGTTTAGGTACACAAAGTCCTATACAACGTGTGGTGTTAATGTTCGCAGCACAAACAGGCAAAACTGAGGCACAGAACTGTTGGTTAGGTTATGTAATAGATCATGCCCCTGCACCAATGTTACTTGTACAGCCTACTGTTGAGATGGGTAAAAGGTTAAGTAAACAAAGATTAGAAAGTATGATAAATGATACACCTTGTTTAAATGAAAAGATTGCACCTGCAAGAACTAGGGATAGCGGTAATACATTATTTAGTAAAGAGTTCCCTGGCGGTATGATGCTTATTACAGGAGCAAACTCAGCAACAGGATTAAGATCAACACCATGCCGTTATATAAGTTGTGATGAGGTGGATGCGTTTCCATCTGATGCATCAGGTGAAGGTGATCCTGTAGCACTTGCGGAAAAGAGGGCAACAACATTTAGTACAAGAAAGAAAGTATTACTTACATCTACACCTACTATTAAAGATTTTTCAAGAATAGAAAGCGAATATCTAACATCTGATCAAAGACTATATTATGTACCTTGTCCTATATGTGGTGAGTATCAAGATTTACGCTGGAAACAATTACAGAAAGATGATGTAAATAATGTGAAATATAAATGTATAAGTTGTGAAGGTTTATTTGATGAAAGCCATAAGACAAAGATGTTAAGAATGGGTGAATGGCGAGCAATGAAAGAAGGTGATGGTATAACAGCAGGTTTTAGATTAAATGGTTTGTATAGTCCTTTAGGTTGGTTTAGCTGGAAGGAGATGGTTATGGAATTTAATAAAGCAAAAGGAGATGCACCATTAATTAAGACATTTGTAAATACACGTTTGGCAGAAACATTTGAAACAGATTATGTAAGTTCTATGAGTGCTGAAGGGTTGTTAAAAAGATGCGAAAATTATGAACAGGCAACGTGTCCAGAAGGTGTATTATTTCTTACTCAAGGTGTTGATTGTCAAATAGATAGATTAGAGGTTAGTACATGGGGATGGGGTAAAGGTGAAGAAGCATTTTTAATAGATCATGTACAATTATGGGGTGATCCTCATCAGGCAGAAGTATGGAAGCAATTACAGATAGTTATAAATCAACAGTACGAACATGAGAACGGCAAAAGTCTAGTACCTGTTATAAGTGCGATTGACTCAGGCGGTTTACATACTTCAGAGGTTTATCAATTTGCTAGAGAGAAAGTTGCACAGGGTGTAATAGCAATTAAAGGACAATCACAGGCTAATAAACCTGCAATAGGTAGACCAACAAGAGTTGATATAAATTTCAGAAAAACTAATAAAGCTATAAAAAAAGGTGGTCTTGTATATCCATTAGGAGTTGACACTATAAAAAATACTTTGATGGGTAGGTTAAAAAATAATAAGGTTGGTAGTCATGGCTATATACATTTTCATGCAAATACAAGTGAGGAATATTTTAAACAGATCACAGCAGAAAGACAGATACTAAAAACAAACAAAGCAGGTTTTCAAGTTCCACAATGGGTTAAGAAAGCAACAACTAGGAATGAGTGCTTGGATACTTGGGTTTATTCTTACGCTGCAATGTGTTTTTATATAAGTAAATTTAATAGAAATACAGTGTGGCAACAGTTAGAAAATAAATTAAATGAAGATGATAATGTAGTTAAGCCTAAAAGAGCTACAATAAAAAGAACATCTACTAATAACTTTGTTAACAACTGGTAAACATTATGTGGAAATCTGACTTGCCCTATGAAATTACAGCAGGTACTACTATTAAATGGGTAGATGAAGCAACGACTGCTGGATTAAATCAAATTATAAGCAGCCCTGATTGGACATTAAAATATTACCTAAGAACTAATGCAGGTAATGAGGGACATACTGCAACAGGTACGCAATACTCAAATAGTAGCGGTTGGGAATTTACTATAAGTGCAACAGATAGTGCGGGTTTTGATGCTGGCGACTGGTACTGGTCTGCTATCGCAACAAAAGATAGTGAAGTATTTATTTTAGGTGAAGGACAACTAGTAGTAAGGCAATCATTAATTTATACTGGAACACCTACACCAGTCGATAACAGAACACAAACAGAACAGGACTTAGATGCTGTTACCGCTGCGATTAGAGCTATAATAGCTGATAAGGCTGCAAAGTATTCTATAGGCGGTAGAAGCTTCGAAAGAATAAATTTACCTGAACTTAGAGCAAGAGAGGCAGAATTAAAAGCTAGAGTATTTAGTGAAAAGAGGTATAGTTTAAAAAGTCAGGGTTTAGGAGACCCTAAAAACCTTTATGTACACTTTTAGGGGGGTTAAATGGGCTTAAGGAACGCTTGGAAGGGCTTATTTACATCTAATAATGACTTAAATAGCCGTAGAAATAGGTTAAAAAGGATGTATTCTGGTGCTAGATATGACAGAACTAACCTATCTTGGGTTACACCTTTATCATCACCTGATCAGAGTTATAAAAATTCTATAGATACCTTACGCAAAAGAGTACACGATTTAGTCCGAAATAATAACTACGCTGCACAGGCTATTAGATATGCAACTAACCAGATTGTAGGTCAAGGTGTAACAATGCAGGCACAGATAAAAAGTCAGCGTGGCGGTACACCTAATACAAGATTAAATGAGTCTATAGAAGGTGAATGGAGTAAATGGGGTAGAAAAGATAGTTGTGATATTCGTGGTGTTCTTTGTTTCTCTGAATTAGAAAGACTTGCAGTAAGGTCAATGATAGAAAGTGGTGAATGTTTTATTATTATTCATAGAAAAGCATATGGTCGTAGCAAAATTCCTTTTTCATTAGAAGTATTAGAAGCTGAACAGTTAGATGATGATTATAAAGGTGTAAAGAAAAATAATAAAAATGTATGGCGGTTAGGTATCGAACTTAGTCCAGAAGGTAGGGCTGTTAATTATGCGTTTTTAAAAAAACACCCTGGCGATACAAACTTTGCAACAGTTCCAGAAGAAAGAAGGCATATTATTGTACCTGCTAAAGATGTAATACATTTGTTCATGCCACTAAGACCAGGCCAGCACAGAGGCGTACCATTCTTAGCTAGTGCTATAAATCATTTACATCAGTTAGACGGATATATAGAAGCGACTGTTGTAGGTCAAAGAGCAAGTAGTGCATTAATGGGATTTATTACAAGTCCAGAAGGTGAACTAGATGCAGGTGGTGAGGTTTATGATTATGAACGTGTTAGCGGTTTTGAGCCTGGTACTTTTAAATACTTAGCACCAGGAGAAAGTATATCTGTACCTGATTTAGATAAAGCTAATGGAGAGTTTGAACCATTTGTAAGGTCAATGTTGAGAAGTATGGCCAGCGGTCTAGGGTGCAGTTTTGAAGCAATTAGTTCTGACTACTCGCAATCTAACTACAGTAGTAGCAGACTAGCAATGTTACAGGATAGGGATCACTGGCGTACTATACAGAAGATGTTAAAGGAAACTTTTTACCAGCCTATATATGAATATTGGTTAGAAATGGCAGTATTGAGTGGCACTCTTACACTACCTACATATTCAACAACACCAGATGTATATGAAAAAGTTAGATGGGTATGTAGAGGATATAGTTATGTAGACCCACAGAAAGAAATAGCAGCAATGAAAGATGCTGTTAGATGTGGATTTAAAACATTAACAGATGTTGTTAGTGAAAACGGTGGAGACATTGAAGAGTTGCTAATAGCAAGACAGACAGAATTAGCAAAACTTGATGAGTTGAATATTATTACTGATACAGATCCAAGTGCTACAAATAAGAGTGGTGGCAGTCAGTTTAAACCTATTAATACTGTTGATCCTTTCGGTGATACAGATCCACCATCAGGACAAGATGCAGAAAACGTAGCGGATGGTTCAGATGGCAGTTATTAATGGTACAGAAATAGATCTTATGCCTACAGCAGGTATGAGGGAAGAGGCGCAACGATATAGAGATTGGAAATCAGAAGGTGAAGGTGGTGGTACAGAAGTTGCTGCTAGAAGGGCAACACAAATATTAAGCGGTAATGAATTATCACCTGATGTTGTAGTTGCTATGTCAGCATGGTTTGCAAGACATTCTGTAGATAAAGAGGCAGAAGGTTTTAGGCCAGGCGAGGACGGCTACCCAAGTAATGGCAGAGTAGCGTGGGCTGCATGGGGCGGTGATGCAGGTAAAAGTTTTTCTGATTCAAAATCAGCTAGAATAAAAGAATTAAGAAACAATGATGCTATGCCTAAAACAAAACGTGCAGCAAAACGTGCAGAGCCAGATGAGTTATCTGTAGGTGATTCAGTTAGATGGAACGCAAGCGGTGGTACTGCAAGAGGTGTTATAGATTCTATTGAACGTGATGGAACTATAAATGTACCTGATTCTGATTTTGAAATTACTGGTACAGAAGATGACCCAGCTGCATTAATTACTGTTTATAGAGAAGTTGATGGTGATTTTGAGGCAACAGATGTACAGGTAGGTCATAAGTTCAGCACACTTACTAAGATAAATTCATTAAGAAGTGTTACAAATATACTAAAACGTGGGAGTGAAACATCATTTAGTGAAGTTATGGATAGAACTTATGAAATACCATTTAGCTCAGAGTTTCCAGTAGAAAGAAATTTCGGTACTGAAATACTTAGTCATGAAGAGGGTTCTATAGATTTCAGTAGGTTAAATGGAGGAGTTGCTCCAGTTTTATGGAATCATAATATGGATCAAGTTATAGGAATTGTAAGAAATGCATATCTAGATAAGGATAAGAAAAAAGGTAGGGCGGTTATTGAATTAAGCAGAAATTCTAAGGCACAGGAAGTTAAAAGAGATATAGACGATAAGATTATAAACTCTATTAGCGTTGGCTATCGTATTTTAGAGATGGAAGAAAGGGAAATAAATGGAATTAGCAGCTTTCTGGCGGTACGCTGGCAGCCACACGAAGTATCGGTTGTGGCAAGTCCTGCAGATCCCCACTCTACATTTGGTAGGTCATTAATTGATGAAAACACTATGCCTAGTGTTAAAAAACAAGATATGATAGATACTAAGCGTGTATACGCAGCGTCTACTGACGCACAACAGCCCAATTCTAAAAAACAATCAACTATGGAAAAAGAGCAACTTGATCTAGAAGTTGTGCGTAGTG